AAATTGCAATTGATAAAGCTTCTACTAAAGGATTAAAGTCTGAAGAGTATGCTAATAATTCAGAAAATAAATTAGACAAACTAAGGAAACTACGCCGTGGCAATTAAACCCATAACGAATACAAATGTAACAAACGAATCGACAATTAATCGAGCCGAACAAACAAGCATACGTTCTGAAAAAGGGAATTCAAAAGTTGTAATTAAAAAAGGAACTGGTCGTAATGCAGGTAAGGGTTTATCAATTGGTCTAATTGATATCGATACGGCCGTAATGACTCATATACGAAATGTAATGAAACCTACGGTTAGGGAAGCAAATGAAATTATTAAAGTGCCTGTTATGTATGGTAATGAAGAAAGATGGAAATCCATAAGAAATCGTGGTGTATTACGAGATAAAAATGGTGTAATTATTTTACCAATTATAGTAGTAAAAAGAACATCGGTTGCTATGAATATGGATTTGCCACATTCGTTTGATAATGATGTTCAAAATAAATTTATAAAAGTAGTTAGGTCAAGTCCAGGGTGGAGTAAAAATAATAGATATGATAGATTTTCAGTATTGACTGGACAAAAACCAGTACAAGAATCTATTATAACAGGTCAGCCAGATTTTGTAACTTGTAATTATAGTATTGTAATGATGACAAACTATATAGAACAAATGAATGATTTAAATACAATATGGATTGAACATTTGGAAACTTATTTTGGTGATTCAACCAGTTATAGATTTTTATCAAGTTTATCTGGTGATATATCAAATGAAATTGAGATGGAATCCGATGGCGAAAGAATGATAAAAAATACATTTGATATGATGATAAAAGGATATATGATTCCAGAATTTACAGATAGTATTTTTGGAAAATTAGGTGAAATGACACGTACTTATACTAATAAAAAAGTGTCGTTTAGTGAAAAAATTATATAATTATATATATAGGGTTTTAATTATTAATTCAACATAAACATAGAGGTTATCAAATGCCAAAAGAAATTAAATTTACGGAAGATGAACTGAAGTCAGTAGGTGATTTGCAAGTAAAGTACAATACAGTCACTAATAAATTCGGACAATTAACAATTGCAAAATTGAATCTTGACAAACAAAATGAAGTTTTGGAAGATGAAGAGTATAAATTACATGAAGAACTTGAATCTGTTCGAAAAGAAGAACAAGAAGTTTTGACTGGAATTACTGAAAAATATGGTCCAGGTTCATTAGATCCACAAACTGGTGTATTCACACCATCCGTAGAAGTTGAGACGACAACTACTGAATAATAAATCAAACAATAAAGTTCTCTTTTGAAAATTGTATAATATTTATATATGAATAATTATATTTAATCCAATACCTTCGGAGACTTTAAATGGCTGAAAAAATACTTAGTCCAGGTGTATTTACCAACGAAATAGACCAATCTTTCTTACCCGCAACTTTAGGACCCATAGGTGCGGCAATCGTTGGTCCGACTGTCAAGGGTCCAGTTTTAATCCCAACCGTAGTTAGTTCATATAGTGAATATGTTAATATATTTGGTGAAGTAATCACAAGTGGTTCGGATAGTTTTCAATATTTAACATCTCATACGGCGAAAGAATATTTACGTCAAGGTGGTCCTTGTACGATTGTAAGGGTTGCCCAGGCAAATCAAACTAGAGCAACATCTAATGTGATTTCAAGTGAAACAACTGGAAATACTTTTGCAAGTTCTTCGATGACTTTTGCCAAAGTTCCAACTGGTTCAGTTGTAGGAGCACCTGATGAAATTACAATTGGTACTGTAGATTATTCTTTTCATTCTTCATCTGCAGGTTTAACAGATACTTCAACACAGATATTTTTAGATTTCCCCGCAGCTTCAGGCACTACTACAACCACAACTACTGTAGCAGCTCAATTTGTTTTGGCAATTAATGATGCTGAACTTGCCGGTACAACAAATTTAGGTATATCAGCATCAAGTGCAGCTGCTGTTGTAGCAATTTCTGGGTCAAGTTCCGGAACATCTGCTAATTTAACCGTAACAACTGGTTCTGGTGGAGATACTACAGCAACAACTCTGAATTTTATAAATCCCGTAAACATTCAAGGTGGAACTACTACTTCTACTCAAGGTACATTATTTACTCTTGAAGCCTTGGGTGATGGACCTATATTTAATAGCACGAGTTCACTTGGAACGGATCATATACTTACAGCATTAACGAGTTCTGCTACAAACGACCATTTTGCATCTGGTAAATATGGTGGTAGAGCAAATAATTTCAGATGGGAAATCTCTCAGAGAAATTTGAATAAAGGTACTTTTACGCTTTTGATTAGACAGGGTAATGATACGATTAATAAGAAACAAGTGATTGAAACTCATGAAAATTTATCTTTTGATCCAGATACTCCAAATTATATATTAAAAAGAATTGGAAATACGACCAGAACTGTTGCAGTTGAAGATAGTGCTGCCTACGTAAAGGACTCAGGTATTGGAAGTGTAATTTTTCCAAATAAATCGAAATACGTAAGAGTGAGTTCATTTCCTGATTCTACTAAAACAAATAATTATATTGATGCAAATGGAAATGTCAGTACTGATATTAGTGATTCTGCCTCATTATTTCCACAAGTAGGTAGTGGAAGTTTTGGTGGTTCATTTGCTGGTGGAGTTTTTGGAAGTGAAATTACACATCCATTTAATTTTTATTTAAATGATGAGAGCTCTTTAGGTAATTCACAAGGTATTGATGTTTCAGCAATAACATCAGGTAAGTCAGCATATCCAGTTCAATCAGCTACTGTTGGTGGTGGATACAGAACTGCACTCAGTATTTTGAAAAATAAAGACGAGTATGATTTTAATTTATTGTTTTTACCTGGAATTATAGATCAAGCTGGTGCGGGGCATAATGGTATTGTACAAGATGCAATTCAACTTTGTGAAGACAGAGGCGATGCTTTTGTTGTAATTGATAATGGTAAATTAACCGAATCAGTAACTAATGTAAAGGCAAATGCTGCAGCTCGTAATTCAAGTTATGCTGCTACATATTATCCTTGGGTACAAATTCAAGATGCGTCTTTAGGTACATATAGATTTGTACCACCTTCAGTCGTTATGGCTGGTGTTTATCATTTTAATGATACGATTGGACAACCTTGGTTTGCTCCTGCTGGACTGAATAGAGGTGGAATTGATAATGCGGTTCAGGCTTATAAGAAATTAAGTCAAACTCAAAGAGATACATTGTATGATTCAAATGTTAATCCGATTGCTACGTTTCCAGGACAGGGTGTAACGGTATTTGGACAGAAAACACTACAGAAGAAAGCAAGTGCTCTTGACAGGATAAATGTAAGACGACTATTGATTGATGTGAAGAAATTTGTTGCTCGTTCTTCAAGGAATTTGGTATTTGAACAAAATACAAGTGATTTAAGAAATCAATTTTTGAATATTGTTAATCCATTCTTAGAACAAGTACAGTCAAATAGTGGATTAAATGCCTTTAGAGTCGTAATGGATGATAGTAATAACACACCTGAAACAATTGATAGAAATATGTTAGTTGGTCAGGTATTTTTACAACCAGCCAGAACTGCTGAATTCATCGTATTGGACTTTGTTGTTCAACCAACTGGAGCTGCATTTCCTGAGTAATTTTTAGGAAATTGATATTTATTATCATAGGAGATAAAACATGGCCGAATTATTAGAAGCGAATAAGATATTTTACACACCATATGAACCGAAACTAAAGAATCGGTTTATCATGGAAATTTCAGGTATTCCAGCTTTTACAATTAAAACCGCTCAAAGACCTCAGATTACTTTTGATGATATTCAGTTAGAACACATGAATATTACGAAGTATGTCAAGGGTAAGGGTAAGTGGCAAACATTACAGATTACTCTATATGATCCAATCGTTCCATCGGCGGCTTCTGCTGTTATTGAATGGATTAGATTACATCATGAAAGTGCTACTGGTCGTGCTGGATATCAAGATTTTTATAAGAAAAACGTTACATTTCAAGTATTAGGACCAGTTGGTGACATTGTTGAAAAATGGACACTATATGGAACTTTCATACAAGATGCTACTTTTGGTGATTTGGATTTTGGTAATTCCGAACCAGTTGAAATCACATTAACATTAAGGTACGATTACGCTATACTTGAATTCTAATAGTTATTAATTACATCAAGGAGTTATAATGTCAGAACACAAATTTCCTACGGAAGTTATAGACCTTCCATCTGCGGGAAAAGTATATATAAAAGATTCACCACTATCATCAGGTAAACTTGAATTAAAATATATGACAACACGAGAAGAAGACATATTGATGTCTGAAAACTTGATTAAAAAAGGTGTTGTTATTGATAAATTGCTAGATAGTTTGATTGTTACGAGTGGAGTTAAACAAGAAGATTTAATTCTTGGTGATAAAAATGCCGTATTGGTTGCGGCTCGTATATTGGCTTATGGACCTGAATATACAGTTGAAGTTGTAAATCCAAATGATTTAGAACAGAAAGAACAACATACCTTTGATTTATCACAATGTCCATTTAAAGAACTTCCTAAAAAATTAGATTATTCAAATAATAGTTTTGATTTTACAACACCAATTGGTAAGAATAAATTGAAATTTAAATTATTAACTGGTGCAGATGAAAAACTAATCGAGAAAGATTTAAAACAATCTAAAAAGTTTGGATATAGTACAGAGATATCTACTAGATTAAGATATACCGTTATTGAAGTTGATGGTGATTCAAAACCAGAAACTATTAGTGAATTTACACAAAACCTCTTAGCCCGTGATTCAGTCGCATTTAGAAATTATATTCGTGACATATCACCTGATATTGATTTGACATCAGAAGTAGAAATTGGAGGTGAAGCAGTTGACGTGAGTATTCCGTTGACTGTAGAGTTTTTTTGGCCTAAATCCATCTAGTAAATTAGATATACATCAAAACATATTTCATTTTATATACGGCACACCTGGATTTACATTCGGTGATGTCTATCATATGCCTGTTCATTTGAGAAACTTTTATTTTCGTCAATATATTGATTTGAAAAATAAAGAAAATGATGAAATGAAAAAGGCAAATCAAACTCCAAAACAACCTACCATTCCAAGACGATTCAGTCCAAAGAAATAATCCCTTTTTGATATTTATTAATATATTAGGAGTATTATATTATGTCGTTTATGGATAGAAAAAATATATTAGCAGAGGGATTTTTTTCTGCATTGAAACAATATCTTAAAGATAGAAAAAAGATGTCTAAAGCTGAAAAGATAGCGATGAGGGATCCAAAGGTTAGAAAAGCTGCAAAAGAATTTGATGATGCTCTATCTAGACTTCAAAAATCAATGCAAGATACAATAATTGAAAAATAATGGCTGATAATTTAAAACAAAGAAAACAAGACCTGGCAGATATTGAAGCCAGAATGAAGGCTATAAATAGTAGTCAAGCTAGTCACGATAAACGCTATACAGATAACTTAAAATTAAAAAAGAAATTTCAAGATGAACTTAATGATTTAAAAGAAAAAGAAAAAATATTATCTGCAGAAATTCTTAACACGGAAAAGAAAAGGGCTACAACTGCTCAACAAGAACTTAAATTAAAAAAATCAGTTTCAGATTATGGAAAACAAATTGAAAAGTCAGAAAAAGAAATTCAAAAATCTCTATCTGGTAGACTTGTTGATTTATTAAAATTAGATTTTTCAAGTGTTCTTCAAAAAAAGAGTCTTGGGGAACAATTAACTAAAACAAAAGCATTAAAAAAAGAAACTTTTAGTATTATTAAACAAGTACAGAGTGGATTAAGTAAAAATATTAAAGGTCAGGAAGAGCAAAATAGATTTTCAGCGCTTGAAGTTGAAGATAAAGCTAAAATAGTAGAGTTAACTAAAGGTATTGCTGATGGAACATTTAATGCAACTGATTTGATGTCTACTCAAGCTTCATTATCAAAGGAAGGCCAACAGATAATGAAAGATACGCTTGCCGTTGGTTTTGATGAAAATGATAAGATGATAGCCAAAAGCTCGCTGATGAAAAATATGTTGGAAGTAAAAGAAAAGGAAACGGATTTTGTAAAAGAAGTTGCTATATCAGAAGAAAAAAGATTGACTCGTCAAAAAATGTCAAATGTTCTTGCTGGTTTTGGTTTGGCCATATTCGCATCGATGGCAAAATTAGCTACATCATTTGCTACTATACTTGACTCTATAGGTAAATCATTTGGTAGTTTGGTTGTAATGGGACCAACATTTCAAAAAGATTTAATGGCATCATCAGTAGAGGCACGAAAATTAGGTGGTGGTATGGAAGAGGTTGCCTCTATAACAAATACATTGGCATCTAACTTTGGAGTGAATGTTGATGAAGCAGCTAGGTTATCAAGTGAAGTATTTAAGACAAGTAAAGCCATAGGATTGTCAGCTGATGAGGGCGCTAATTTAATTGGTGTACTCATGCAAACTGCAGATTTATCTTTTGACCAAGCTGAATATTTGGCGGAAAGTACAGCTCAATTAGCCAGACAAGCTGGAGTTGCTCCATCTGCCGTAATGAAAGATTTGGCTGGTTCAGCTGAAGCAATAGCAAAATTTACAAAAGATGGTGG